ATCAAACACTGTATGGATTCACAGTAGGGTTTACCCTAATAGGGTTTCTACCTAGGGGTTTACCATTAAGGGTTAGTACGTAAGGGTAGGGTTTACCCCCCCCATGTGTAAATCGGAGGGGGTGCTGTGGCAGGGGACAATGACACACATGGAAACACACATCAATCAACAGACCCCCACCCACCCCCTATCAGGAAACAAACAGTCCTTCCAAAAAATTTTTTATAGTTTAGAATTTGTAGACATTAAATCAAGGAGAAGATATGGCAGGATTTCCTATGAGGAGAGCGTTGGAGAAGAAGATAGAGACGCTAGGAGGCATTGAGTTCGTTACCGCACACATAGCTCAAGGAATGACTATTGGACGCTTGGCAGAGTTTATAGAGTGTTCTAGGCCCATGTTGTCTTTCTGGATCAACCATACGGATGAAAGAAGAGATGCGGTACTCGCTGCTAGAAAGCTAAAGGCTGAGAAACTGGCAGAAGAAGCCCTAGAGATTGCTGATGAAGCAGATGAAACAAGTAACTCTGGAGTGAATAAAGCCAGGCTACAAGTAGACACAAGGAAGTGGATGGCCTCTAAGCTAGACCCTGAGAACTATGGAGACACTGCTAAAACCCAAGTTAATATCAGTCTGGGTGATCTACACCTCCAAGCTTTGAAGCATATGGGTAAGATAGAAGAAGTTACTACTTTGGAAAACAATGGCTCATAATCCTTTTATCGAGTTCATAAAGCTTTACAGAAATGATCCTGCCCTGTTCGTTAAAGAGGTTCTTGGAGTAGAACCCGATGATTGGCAGAAAGACTTTCTTAACGCTGTCGCTACTGGTGAGCGTAAGATTAGTATTCGTTCTGGTCACGGGGTAGGTAAGTCAACCACCGCTTCTTGGGCAATGCTATGGTTCCTGTTGACCAGGTATCCAGTAAAAGTAGTGGTTACTGCACCTACTTCTGCCCAACTGTATGACGCTTTGTTTGCCGAGCTAAAGAGATGGGTCAAAGAACTACCCAAACCTATCCAAGACCTACTTGATGTCAAACAAGAGAGGATAGAACTCAAGGCTTCCGCTACCGAGGCTTTTATCTCTGCTCGAACAAGTAGGGCTGAACAACCCGAAGCTCTCCAGGGTGTCCACTCTGATAACGTCATGCTGGTAGCAGATGAGGCTTCTGGTGTCCCAGAGGCGGTATTCGAGGCCGCTGCTGGTTCTATGTCTGGACATAACGCTTTGACCATCCTATTGGGCAATCCAGTACGCTCTTCTGGCTTCTTCTTTGACACACACAACAGACTGAAAGACGAATGGTGGACTAGGCGGGTATCCTGTCTGGACTCTACTCGTGTTAGTAACGAATATGTAGACGACATGAAATCTCGTTATGGCGAGGAAAGTAATGCTTTTAGAATCCGTGTACTTGGTGAATTCCCTAGGAGTGACGATGACACGATTATCCCAATAGAACTACTTGAGTCTGCTAAACATCGAGACACAAGAGCTTACGAAGACGCTCCGATTGTTTGGGGATTGGATGTGGCTAGGTTCGGCTCTGACTCGTCAGTTCTGTGTAAGCGTCAATCCAATGTGGTTCATACACTAGAACGCTGGAGAAACCTAGACCTGATGCAGTTAACTGGTGCAGTGGTGGCTCAATACGAAGCCTGTGACCACAAAACCCGTCCTACAGAGATTCTGGTTGACTCTATCGGTCTGGGAGCAGGTGTTGTTGACCGACTCAGAGAGCTAAAACTACCCGCCCGTGGGATTAACGTGTCAGAAAGTCCCGCTATGGGTGGCACTTATCTGAACCTGAGAGCAGAACTCTGGCATAAAACCAAAGCCTGGCTTGAGAAACGTGACTGCAAGATACCTAATAACGAGGATTTCATTGCTGAACTGGCGACTGTAAGGTACACCTTTACATCTAACGGCAAGATAAAGATTGAATCTAAGGACGATATTAGAAGGCGTGGACTTAAATCTCCTGACATGGCTGACGCTTTTGTCTTGACATTTGCCTCAGATGCCGCCACCATCTCTTGGGGATCTAATCTATCTTGGGGAAAGCCGATTAAAAGGTTGATCCGAGGATTGGTCTGATTGCCGTTGCCATTTTAGAGCTACCTTAAGCAAGTAGCTCTTTTTTTTATTACCACAGTATGGTAGTATTACGCAACCTATATTGGAGATTCCTATGAAAATGGATGCAGCCGCCAAGAAAATTGGCAAGGTCATGGGTGAATTCAAAGACAAGAAGTTGCACTCTGGCAAGGGTGGACCTGTCGTCAAGAACCCAAAGCAAGCAATCGCTATTGCAATTTCCGAATCCAAGCGGAAGAAAAAGTAATCAACTAAAGGAAAATCATGTCTTTCTTAACAAGAGATAACAATGGAAATACCATCCCTAATGTATTTAGGATTGGTACGACACAAGTTTTTACAGTAACAAATTCTAGTGTTGCAAGTACCGCTTTTGCGGCCTCAACAACTCATGTTCGAGTTGCTTGTTCATTAGGTCATAGTCATATCCAGATTGGTTCTGCACCAACAGCAAGTATTACAACAAGCCCCATGTTGGCAAATAATACATCTGAAATTTTCCCCGTGGCTTCTGGTGACAAGATTGCCGTTATCAAAGATTCTGGTGTTACTGCTTCAACAGTTAGCGTTACGGAGTTGTTATGAAGCCTGGACTCTATGCCAACATCAATGCCAAACAAGAACGTATCAAGGCTGGCTCTAAAGAGAAGATGCGTAAGCCTGGCACTAAAGGCGCACCTACTGCCAAAGACTTTAAACAAGCAGCCAAGACTGCTAAGAAGAAATGATTAAGCGAGGATCAGAAGAATTCTCTGGTTACAACAAACCAAAGAGGACTCCTGGTCATCCAGAAAAAAGCCATGCAGTATTGGCTAAGTCTGGTGACGAAGTGAAGTTAATTCGCTTTGGTCAACAAGGTGTTTCTGGTAGTCCTGATGGATCTAAAAGAAACGAAGCGTTCAAAGCCCGTCATGCTCAAAACATTGCCAAAGGCAAAATGAGTGCAGCGTATTGGGCTAACAAAGTAAAATGGTAAACACATGAAATGCCCTATTGCCACTTATGACATCAAAGTCAACCTAAAAGCTCGTGATTGGGCATTTAAGAACGTAGGTTATGGTCCTGCTAATCCAGAGGAAGACAACATTGACTTCTGGATGGAAAGAGCAGATGAGTGGCAAACTCCTGTTGAAGAAGCCCAAACCATGCGATGTGGTAATTGCGCTGCCTTTATTCAGACTCCAGAGATGCTTGACTGTATCCTAAAGGGTATAGATGAAGAGAATGATGGCTACGCTAAAGATGTACAGGGTGCGGCTAATCTAGGTTATTGTGAACTGTTTGACTTTAAGTGTGCAGGTAATCGCACCTGTTCAGCATGGTTATCTGGTGGCCCTATCACTAAGAAGATGAGCAAGAGTCAATCTAATATGTTGATGATGGCTAAGACTGAATACGACATGAAAGAAGAGGACTAAATGGAAGCTTTACTTGCATCGTTTTTAGAGTCTCTTGGCATGGGTCAAGCCGCAGTTGGTGGCTCAGAAGCCGTAATGGGTGGTGGTGCTGCCCCAATGTCTTTTGGCGATACATTAGGTGGATTTGCACAAAACCAAGTTAACCAACAAATGGCTCCTGCTATTGAGGCCTATAAAGGTATAACTAATCCCAATGCTTCAGCAGGTGATATGTTTAACTCTGCCTTTAAATATTCATTCAATCCTAAAGAAGATGAAAAAGCACTTATGTCTCCACAAATGGGTAACACCTATGGTGGTATGGCTAGCAATTACGTTGGCGGCATCCCTTCTCTATTACAAAATACTAATTCTGGAATCCTCCCTTATATCGGTTCTAGATAAGGAAATATATGACTAACGAAAACCCCATGTTGATGGCAGAGACTCTCCAAGGCCAAATGGAGGGTGATGAGGTAATGTCTGAAGATGAACTGCAAGGTGTTATCTCTGCTGAGATTACAGATGCAATCTCTTACATTGATGACGACATTGGCGGTAATCGTGCATTAGCTACTGAATACTACTATGGTCAAGCATTTGGTGATGAAGAAGAAGGCCGTTCACAAGTAGTTTCAATGGATGTACGGGATACAGTCCAAGGTATCTTACCAAGCCTAATGCGTATCTTCTTTGGTCCAGAGCGTGTAGTTGAATTTACTCCTCAAGGACCAGAGGATGTTAAAAATGCTGAACAAGCTACAGACTATGTAGACTTCATCTTCAAGCGTGATAACCCAGGGTTTAAGATTCTCCACTCTGCCTTTAAAGATGCTCTAGTACGTAAGTGCGGTATTGTTAAATACTATTGGGATGAGTCTGTAGAAGTTCGTGCTGAATCATTCTCTATGCTTGATGAGCAAAGCATGATGATGCTTACTAGTGATCCAGACGTAGAAATCTCTGCGGTGCGTGAGTATCCTGTGCCTGGTACTGAGCCTACTAATGAAGCTCAAGGTATTATGACTCCACCACCCATGATGTACGATGTGGAGATTAAACGCAGAATTAAATCTGGCAAAGTAAAGATTGAAGCCTTACCACCAGAAGAGTTCCTGATTGACCGAAGAGCAAAGTCTATTGATGAAGCTACTTTTGTAGGCCACAGGACTATGAAGACAGTTTCTGATCTAGTCGCAATGGGCTATGACTATGATGAAATGGTTGAAGTTGCTGGTAATGGCAATGACTTTGACAACAATGATGAATACATTGCACGTAATCCATTTGCTGTAATTAGTACCTCAAACAATGGTGATCCATCAAGCAAGAGTGTTCTTTATATTGAAGGCTACTTAAAGGTAGACTTTGATGGTGATGGTATTGCTGAGATGCGTAGGATTTGCACTGTAGGAACAGGAAACAAAGTTCTGCGTAATGAAATTGTTGATGACCGACAATTTGCTGACTTCTGCCCTGATCCAGAGCCTCATACCTTTTTTGGTATGTGTCCTGCTGACGTAGTGATGGATATTCAGCGTATTAAATCCAATGTCCAACGTGGCATCTTGGACTCTTTGGCTCAAGCTATCCACCCCCGTACAGCTATTGTTGAGGGTCAGGCCAACATGGAAGATGTGTTGAATACTGAAGTTGGTGCTGTTATTCGCATGAGAGCACCAGGCATGGTTCAGCCCTTTACAACTCCCTTTGTTGGACAAGCAGCTTTTCCAATGCTTGACTACTTGGATGACATTAAACAGACCCGTACAGGTATTTCTAAGGCCGCTTCTGGCTTAGATGCAGATGCCTTACAGAGCACCACCAAAGCCGCAGTATCTGCAACAGTCAATGCTGCACATCAGCACATTGAAATGATTGCTCGTATCTTTGCTGAAACTGGTTTGCGTAAATTGTTTACTGGAATCTTGAAGTTGGTTGTTGAGAACCAAGATCGTGCTCGTATGGTTCGTTTGCGTAATACATTCGTGCCAATTGATCCCCGTTCTTGGGACTCCAAGATGGACGTAACAGTTAATGTGGGTGTTGGTGATGGCACTATTGAAGACAGAATCAATATTCTGAATCAAGTTGCTATGCGTCAGGAAATGCTGATTAAAGAAACAGGTCCTAATAATCCTGTTGTATCAATACCACAGTATACAAACACATTAACCAAGATGTTGCAACTGGCAGGTATCAAGGATTCACAGAACTACTTTAACCAGTTACCTGCTGATTTCCAGATGCCACCACCAGAGGCTCCCAAGCCTACACCAGAGGAAACACTGGCTCAAGTACAGGCTCAAGCTATTCAAGCTGATATTCAAAAGAAAGCCGCTGAACTACAGTTAGATCGTGAAAAAATGATTATGGCTGATGACAGAGAGCGTGATCGTATTGAGCAAGATGGTATTTTGCGTAGATATGAGCTAGAATTGAAATATGGTGTACAAATTCAAAGTGCGGAAATAGATGCCGCAATGAATCGTGACCGAGAACTAATCCGTCAACAGGCTGCAATGAATCAGACGCAAGTCCCTCAACAGCCCCAACCAATGATGTAAATGGACGATCTAGAAATTAACCTCGCAAGAGGAGACAAAGCTAAGTTACTTTTAGAAGATGAACTTCTAAATGAAATGCTTAAGCGAATAGAAGATGACTGTTATCGTGAGATTCGTTCTTCCAAACTAATGGAAGGACCAGTTAGAGAGCAAGCTTACTTGCTTCTGACAACAGTTGATATTCTCAGAGCTAAGTTACGTTCTGTTATGGATACGGGCAAGATGGCAGAAGTTGCCCTTGTTCGCAGACGGGGTAGACCCCCAAACAAATGATTGTTAAACTAAGAGGTAAATATGTCCGATAACGCAAGTG